GTTGTACTTTGAGACGTATCAAACGTAGTCGTTGTAGACTGAGACGTATTATAAGTTGTCGTTGTACTCTTAGACGTATTATAAGTCGTTGTTGTATACTTAGTTGTACTTTGAGAAGTATTAAACGTAGTTGTTGTATTCCAGCTAGTATTATACGTTGTTGTCGTACTCTTAGTTGTGTTAAACGTTGTTGTAACGGTACCACTATAAGTTCGTTTTATGCTCCAATATTTTACTTTAAATCCAGGAACGTTTGCATACACCTGCCCGCCCGTGCAAACATAACAAGGAGGGCCAGCGATGCCTTCAAACATTAGCGTCTCTGCAATATATGTGTAAATACCAGCGACTCCACTTGTTATGTTACAAACGCTACTATTAGAGTACACCACCGTCTCATTCCAAAAAGCACTTGTCGAACAAGCATAACAACAGTAACTCTCAACACGCTGGAAGTAGTAACGGCTGCCAGATGCGTCATTATAAAATGGGCCTTCTGTCACAGTACTCGCAACACTTGAAGATGTACTAAACGTTGTTGTAGTAGACTTAGACGTACTTTGAGATTTTGTAATAGAGCTAGACGTACTCCAAGTAGTTGTATACGTTGTTGTAGTACTATGAGAAGTACTAAACGTTGTTGTAGTACTATGAGAGGTACTCCAAGTAGTCGTTGTAGACTTAGACGTACTCCAAGTAGTTGTATACGTTGTTGTAGTACTATGAGAAGTACTAAACGTTGTTGTCGTAGACTTACTTGTAGAATAGGTTGTCGTCGTTGTTTTACTAGTCGAATTACTCGTGTTAAACGTAGTTGTAGTACTATGAGACGTATTGTATGTTGTAGTCGTCGTATGGCTAGTATTATACGTTGTTGTAGTACTATGTGAAGTGCTTTTACTTGTTAAATACGTAGTAGTTGTAGTAACACTAGTTGCAAAAGTTGTAGTAGTTGAATGAGACGTACTAAAGGTAGTCGTAGTGGACTGACTTGTAGCAAATGTCGTAGTAGTACTATTGCTAGTGCTATTAGAAGTGTTATACGTTGTTGTTGTAGTTATACTAGTAGCAAACGTTGTAGTCGTACTGTTACTGGTAATATACGTTGTAGTCGTACTTCTAGAGGTATTATATGTTGTTGTCGTATCTCTAGTTGTCGAGTAATCAGTATTATATGTAGTAGTCGTAGTATGACTAGTTAAGAACGTTGTAGTAGTAGTATGAGACGTATTATAAGTAGTTGTTGTAGAATTACTAGTCGCAAAAGTTGTTGTTGTATTGTGACTTGTAATATTAGAAGTGTCATACGTAGTCGTAGTCGTGTGGCTAGTATTATACGTTGTTGTTGTCGAATGCGACGTCAAAAAAGTAGTAGTAGTAGCGTTAGACGTGGAGTACGTAGTGGTTGTACTATTTGATGTAGAGAAAACAGTTACTACAGAAGTGCCGAACTGCTTAATCCCATCTATGAGTCCAAAAATAATCATTGAGATCCTCCTTTGAGGTAGCCCCCGAAGGGGCCACCAAGAAATTAAGCGAAGTCACCAATGTAGTTCACAAGGACTTCAGTTGAGCTAATAATGATATAAGTCAAAGCTGATACCGTATTTGCGGTTGTTACCTGATTGATGGAAGCTCCACCAAGAGGTGTCTTAGCTTCAGACGGAAGTACAAAAGTACGACCACCAGACGCATCTTGACGAATAACAATAACACCAGATTTACCTACGTTTGTAGACAAGTTAGAGAAAGAGAGTGTAGTATTGCTTGTAATAGTTACATCAATAACTTCTTCACTATTCATATCCAATGTTGTTGCCGCAGACGATGCACCAACGCTATCTTTACCATACAGCGATGAGTTGACCCAAGCACTACCATTCCAACGCAGATAGTCTTTAGTTGCCTTAGACGTAACAGTAACGTTAGACAAACTATCAAGCGTATGATTATGAGTAGTGTCAGATTTAGTTCCAAGTTTAGTATCAACTTCACTTTCAGTATAGTAGCGGCCATCAAGGTTAACCGAGCCAACAGCAGTAATATGCCCAAAGCCATCAAGAGTAATGTCTTGGATTACAGTACCGTCAGAGTTGTTAACAGAGGCTTGCGTGGAAGTGTCTGCGTGAGACAAACCAGAAGCATCTTGAACCAAACCACTACCTGCCGCAACACTAAAGGTTGTGCCAGAAAGAGCAATACCATTACCTGCACTGTAAGTAGTATCAGTACCAGAGATAGTAATAGCGTTACCAGAGTTGCTTACAGAAATAGAGCCAGAACCCGCAAAGCTTACAGTTTCACCAGAACTAATTACTTGGGTGTCTGTAGCAGAGAAAGACCAGCTAACATAGTTATCGTAAGTAGGTACACCTGTCAACTGAGACCAACCAATGCTCAAAGCACCTTGGTGTTGAGTGACATTAGACTGAGCAATACGCGCATCTGCAAAAGTGCCAGAAGTAACATCCGCAGCAGCATGTGTATGTACTGCAGCAGCAATACCTGCTTCAGCAAGGGTGTTGTTGACCCACTTAGCACCATCCCACTTCAGAAGTTCGCCAGAACCAATACTTGTGATTGTTACATCAGCAATATCACCTACAGAGTTGATCTGAGGAATATCTGCATTGACCCAAGCCGAACCGCTCCACTTAAGGAACTGATCTGCTGTAGCCGAAGTAATAGTTACATCACCAATATCGTCCAGAGTATTAATCTGTGGAATATCAGCGTTAACCCATACACTACCATTGTACTTCAAGAACTGTTCTGCAACAGGACTTGTGAGAGTAACGTCTTCAAGACGCCACAGATCATCATACAACGGTTGTTTAGGCTGTACGTAAATAGAACCGTTAGAGCCATCTGCAGTAACAACTGTACCCATGTGAATGACATGCACAGCATCAGGTTTAACAGTAGTTAAGCCACCTGCAGTAGAACTCAAGTACAGTTCATCGCCTTCAGTGTAACCAGAAGTATTTAAGCCACGTACAATACCCATTACAGTCATGTAACCTGCAGAGCCATTAGCAATAGTCTCTGTAGCCAAACCAAGAGTAGTATGTCCATGATCTTCTACATTAGTATCAGCAAGAACAACCGAAGGAAGACCCCCTGTTGCACCTGTAATAGCCAACGCAGAACCGTTAGGAATGCTTGCACCAGTACCGTTATAAACACGAATAACTTGCTCTTGACCAATCTGAAGTGTAGCATTGCCACCTTTCAAACCAAGATCAAGTGTACCGTCAGTATCGTTCCAGACAAGACGTCCAACACCACCTGCTAGAGAGTGGGTTGTTGTAAAGTCAATACCTGTAATGTCAAACTGATTATCACTACCGCGTTGCACAAGAGTACTTGCTACGTCAGTTGTAGAACCTTGGAAGCTATCAAGCTGCTCAAGAGCCGCCTGAACATTAGCATCTGTACCAAACAAGAAACCACTAAAGTTACTTGTATCGACAGAAACAGAAGCAGCTGTAGAGGTTGTAGCCAAAGTAGACAGCGGAACAGGAATCGTAGTACGAGCAGGGGTTGCACCACCAAACTCAATATCATACGTTGGGTCTGAAGTAGTCTTCTGATTAGCAAACCACTTAATTACTAAACGACAAGTTTCTGTAAAGGCAGTACCACCAGACATAATAGCTGTTGCTGAGTATGTCGAGTAAGTAGCGGAGTTTACAGGATCGGTCTCACTAGAGGTTGCCAAGAGTGTTTCAACACCGCTATCTGCACGATGATACAGTTCATAGTAGAAAGAAGCTGTACCTGTACCCGCAGTACGGCGTACACGAGCAACCGTAGAGGTAACAACAACACCAGGATCGCCTGTCAAGATACCTGATACACTTGCTACAGAAGCAACAAGAACACCTGTGCCATTGATAGACCCTGTGCTTACGTTTGCAGCAGTAGTATTATAGTCAGTATCAGTTGTGCTTGTAACACCTTTATAGTAGTTTGTAATATCCGAAGCAGTAGTTGTTGGGTAAACAACAAGGTTAGCGTTAAGTGCAGTAACATCGACTTTACCACTATCTAGCTCATCCAAAGCTGCTTTAACAGTAGAAGATGCTAGAGTAGAATCGGTATTGTCATAGACTACATCTGTTGCACGAACATGATCACCTTCCCAAGTTAAACCAGTCCAACGAAGATAGTCGTTAGTTGCTTTACCTGTTTCAGTAACGTTAGTCAAGTTGTCCAGAGACATATTCGAAGACACTGTGATGTTAGCATCAGCAGAACCATCAAACGAAGCTGTACCAGTAACAACACCCGAAAGTGTAATGTCACGAGCAGTAGTCAACTGAGCAATACTTGTAGGCTTGTTAGTTGCATTGTTATAGTCAAGGTAGTAAGAACCTTGTTGACCATCCAACAAGTCTGCATCTAGCCCAGAAGCAGCACCATCAACAGTCTTAATAGCTGTCAATATCTCTGCTGGAGTTTGATCTCCAGTAGCACCTGCTTCAATACCTGCAAGTTTAGTCTTCTCAGCATCTGTGTAAGCATTAGTGTTAGCTTCTGCCTCGTACAAAGATTTAATTTCCGCACCAGTTTGGTCAGCAGTCGCGTTAGCTTCAATACCTGCCAATTTAGATTGTTCTGCATCGGTATAGGCATTAGTGTTAGCATTAGACTCGTAAAGAGACTTGATCTCTGTAGCGGTTTGGTCACCTGTAGCACCCGCTTCAATATTTTGAAGTTTGCTCAAGAGAGCATCAGTAAAGGCATTAGTGTCTGCTTGCTGTTCATACAGAGTCTTAATCTCTTGACCTGTCTGATCACCCGTAGCTCCTGCTTCGATACCTGCCAACTTAGCTTTTTCAGCGTCAGTATAAGCGTTAGTATCTGCATTCGACTCATAAGAAGTCTTAATAGACGCAGCATCAAGATCTTTGTTGACAATAGTCCAGTCAGCAGCAGTGCTAGGATCGTCTACTTCTGCGATAAGAACATCACCAACTTCAACAGCGATAGTGAAGAAATTACCTGCAACAGTAACAGTATACATGTCACCTGTAGTTACGCCGACAGGAGATAGGTCCAAATCGGGAGTATTTGTAGCTGCATCATAGCTACCTTTATACTCTACGCTAGAAGCAACTCGTGCATCTACATAAGCTTTAACAGACTGTTGTGTAGGTACTTTAGTATCCAGATTAGACACCATGTCGTCTTCATCAATAACCCAACCATTACCCGCAACAGACGTATAAGACGTCATTACGGCACCAGACAAGGATACGCTATCAAAGTCTGTTTGATCAGCAAAATCTTCAATATTAGACAGTTTATTGCGTTCTAGCTGTGTAAACCATTTGTTATTTTGAAGATTATCAGAGATGTCATCAGTCTCTAGAATGATATCACCAGTATGGTTGTTAACAGAAGTAACAACGTTAACTTGAGCGCCTTCTTCAATACCTGCGAGTTTAGACTTCTCAGAGTCAGTATAAGCATTAGTATCAAGTTCACCCTCATAGAGAGCTTTAATCTCTGCTCCTGTTTGATCTGCGGTTGCTTCAGACTCAATACCTGCTAGTTTAGACTTTTCAGCATCCGTAAAGGCATTTGTGTTTAATTCTGCTTCATAAAGTGCTTTAATCTCTGCACCTGTTTGATCAGCAGTCGCTCCAGATTCAATACCAGAAAGCTTAGACTTCTCAGAATCAGTGAAGGCATTCGTATCAACATTAGCTTCGTAAGCCGCTTTAATTTCTGCCGAAGTCATATCAGCAGTTGCACCTTCTTCGATGTTAGACAATTTAGTCTTTTCATCGTCAGTGAAAGCATTAGTGTTAGCTTCATTTTCGTACAGAGCTTTAATCTCAGCACCAGTTTGATCTGCAGTAGCACCGTCTTCAACACTATTAAGTTTACTTAGCAGTGTGTTAGTAAAGGTTGCGTTAACACCTGTCAGGAAAGAGTTGTATGCTTGTACGTTAACACCAATATCTGCATCTTTTAGAATAGTCGCATCAGCAGGTTCCGCACCAATAGTAGTACGCATAGTAGCTGCATCTAGATCATTCAGCAGTGTACGTGCAAAAGGAGTTACTGTCATCGATGACCAAGTATTTGCACCTGTAGTATAAAGTACTTTGTCAGCAGTAACAGGGACATTAGCCATGCTATTAAGAGAAGCAGTGTAGCCTTGAACAGTTACACCAATATCAGTATCTTCAACAAGACCCAAGTTATCAGGGCTTGTGTTAGCAAAAGCATCAATACCATTCCAAGCGATAAGTTGACGATCGGAAAGCGCACCAAGATGAACATTCGACAAGTCACCTAGATCATGTGTATGAGTATCTAGTGAATAAGACTGAAGATCGCTAATTTGAGCTTCTGTAATTGTCAAAGCACCTTCATGAGCCGTAACAGCAGCTTCGGTTACTTGTGTAACAACGTCAGTATTCTTTACATAGTTAAGGTCATTAACCAAGTCAGAGATGTTATCACCAGGTTGTACAGCAGTGTTTGCTAGAATACCTTGAGCAGCCGTTGCATAGTCGCTGTCACGGAAGTCAGTGATTTGAGACTTAGTGTGAGTATGGCCAACATTAGACTTACCGTCAAGAGCTGTTTGAAGACCTGTAATATCGGCTACGTTCAGCCTACGAGAAATCCACTTCTGAGATACAGCATCATAAGTAATAACAAACGAGGTTGTCTTAGCAGAGATGTTAACGTCAGAAAGATCATTAAGCAAGTGTGTGTGAGTATTATCTGACTTATTCGCCAAAGAAGCTTGAATACTTGCATTAAGGGCTTGGAGTTCTGCATCAGAAGCAAAAGTAAGGTTAAGGTTAATATTTTCCCACTGTGAGTTAGAGGCGTTCCAAGCAATAAAGTCACCGTCTTGCGGGTTATAAATTCTTACATCATTAAGTTCATAAAGCTCAAAACCAGGCTGAACTTGAACATAGATAGATCCTTCTATAGCATCTTGTTTAACAACATAACCGATCATAGTACGTGCAGCAGGAGTTTGTGGCTCTACACCAACAAGATTACCGTCTACACCAAGCCATACCCTAGTACCCGCTACATAAGCAGAGGTATCAACATACTCTACGATACCGTGAGTACAAACATAGCCTTTATGAAATACTGGACCTTCTGCGGCAGGAATGTCGTACATAACAACACCCAAGACAGCAGTCGATGTACCCACTTGATTGTTACTTGCTTTAGCAACAGTTGGGAAATTTTCACTATCACCGATATAAGAGCCTTCAACATACACAACAGTACCTTGAGGAAGAGCCTCATAGGGGTTGTATACAACAGCTACTTGTTGTTGGTTAACATAAGTATGCTTACCATCATCGGTCAAGCCCATGATCATAGCATTACGCTCAGAAGACCAACCTAGTTCACCTTCTTTAACAACATCATGGAATTCAATGTTAGATGCTTCTAGCTTAAAAGCATTAGCACGGATATAACCGTCTTCAGTACGTTGTACAAGACTGCTAGGAATAGTACCGTCTTGATAAGCCTCTACAGTAAAGTCATAAGAGCCTTCATCGTTAGCAGCAACATTAATCAGGTAGTTGTTACCTGTAGTAATAAGATCGCCAATAGCATCTGTAGAGGCTTGTGCAACGATAGTGTCAATAGAACCAAGTTGTTCTGTTTTAATTACATCACCAGCCGAGTTAGAAATCTCAGCAACAAGTTCGTTATTTTCGTCAATATAGACGCTACTGATGCTATCACCTTTAGCGCCCTGACCGCCAGTGCGAGAAAGAGAAATAGAGAAGGTGTTAGAATCAGGAGTAATTTTATAAGTAGTCATAGTTACCCCCTATTATTCTTCTGTAGGACTGTAAAGGATCTCAATGAGACCACGGAAAGGTTTCCATACTTGACGTGCGTCACCAACACCTGTATCTACCACTTCCAGATCTAGCCAAGCATACACAGGTGCGTTGGGAGTCGGTTTAGTAGCATAGTTAGCAATCAATAGTTCAGGGATTACGATGTCAAATTTGTTATCTGCAGGATCTGAATCCAGAATAGGTAGTTCAGCAGGTTCTAGAGCAGTACGTTGTGTAGGCAGTTCATTGTTAGAGCTGCTAACACCTGTCATGTCTGCTTCAGCGGCTTTAGCTGTAATTTGATAACCACTAAGGTTAGTTAGCCAGCTAAGTACCATTTCAAGTTTAATTTGTTCACCATGAACAACGGATACCAATACGGAACCATTGTCTTTGATTAGATCTTTAGATCTAGAGTTAATTCGAGTTCTTGCCATTTTCTCCTCCTGCCGATCCTCAGATGGGCATGTTAAGGTTTCTTAATGAAGTAGGCGCACGCCCCTTCAGCGATATAGTGTGTGGTTAACTCAAACTTTTCTGATAATTTCTTTTCCCACCATTCTGCGGGTTCAATAATAAGATGTGCATTACGACCATCTGGTAGATCTTGGAAAGCAGGGACAGTGCTAATGAGGAAATAACCACCTACCCTCATTAACAAAGCCAAGTGAGCAAGAACGTCATCAAGACACTCAGGCTCGATATGCTCAAGTACATCTACACAGACTACATAATCATGTGTTTCAGGCAATTCATCTTTACCTTCAATTCCAGGATCATACTCAGAGACCTTAAATCTCGATTTAAAACGATCTGAATCGATTGATTTCTTAAATACACCTGCACCACAACCATAGTCTAGCATGTTAGTTACACCAAGTCCAGTAGCATGAGCTGCAATGATGTTAGCTTTACTAGCGACACCGCCACCCCATGTTTGGCCTTTGTGTTTTTGTTTTAATTGATCTTTATACTCTTTTGTATACAGCATTTTAGAAGTTAAATCCTTTTGTGACAACCTTAGAACCTGCTCTAATAGGATACAGATATTCAACGGCATACCGAAGGGCATCAGTCCAGTGTTCAACACCTTCCTTTTTGTCAATAGTAGCGGAGTTAGGATTGCTCTCAACCCACTGAGTTCGTTCTATAGATTTAATTGTATTAACGCATTTTGGATGAATATACATATCTACATCACCTGCAGCATTCTTAAACTTCTTGTTTACAGCAGCTACCGAATCAATAATCGGAGGCGCTTTAGAGTGCGCTCTAGTAGCAATATTATAAGACTGTAGAATACTGAAGTCTGTAACACCGACAGCAGCAGAACTCTTACGGGCTTTACCTGCAGGGTCAGGATACGCAATGATCTTATGATTCCTAAAGCGCGTAGCCAAAGCAGCAGCAAGAGTTTCTGTGTCAGGGTGTCCCTGCATTTCGTCTAGAATGTGTATTTGATTACCTCTTACAGCAAAAATTACAGAGGTCATGATACCAACGTTAAAGTCGATAGCTACATGGACATCTTCACTATCTTCAAAGTAAGGTAGAGTTTTATCAATATGTTCTTGTCTATTAAATGTATAGAAGACATTATTACCAGAGTCT